CCGACCTGACCGCCGGAAGTGAAGGCGGTAAAGCTGGTGGTATCAGTGCTGGAAATCTCAAACGTGTTCGTCGTGGCGTTGGCGACGGTGTAGACGTTGCCGTTCAGTTCGACCATGCCGCCAATGTCGAAGAAAATCACCTTGTCACCATTGCTGAATCCGTGCGCGGCGGCGGTTACCACGCCGGGGTTCGCCTGCGTGATTCCCGTGATTGTCTTGTATTCGTCTGTGCCGTTGGCTTGGATGAAACACTGGCTCATCATGACGAAAGATGTTTCGTTAAAGCCACTATCACCCTTCAGGTCGACGCCCCAACCACTGCAATTCTCAACACGCAAATGGCTCATCCGCAGCATGTTGGACCCGTCATTGTCACCCAGGGTGCAGACTACATCGACGCCCGTGCCGTCCAGTCCGTCAACGTGCATACCGTCCAGATAGAACTGATAGGCCGTGCTTAGGCGGATGCCGACCTGGTCCGTGCCGGTCGTGCTGATGACCTTGCCGCCCTTGATGCCGCCGCCGCGAAGGAAGTTCGTGCCGGGTGTACCGCCTGCGGAAATGTCAAACATTACGCCGCTGCTGACCTGATTGTCGAAGACAGTCAGCGACCCAGCACAGATGATTTCCGGCCCTTGGTTGAACGTCTCGGTCGCACCGCTGACAAAATCCAGCGACGTGCCGACAGGGAACGTCCCGACGCCGAAGAACAGACGCCCGCCGCCCGCGGCCATGATGCTATCATATGCGTTTTGAATGGCCGTCGCTTGGTCGGAACCGGTGGTGATGCCGAAAGCCGCCGCCGCATAATCAGCGCCAATTACGGGCAGCACATTCATTTTCACACTGCCGGCGGTTGCGATGTGGTTCGTGCTGGACCCGGACGCGACGACCTCGTACACATAGCCGCCCGCACCGATGATGTCACCGGCCGCGACGACCTTTGTGCCGCTGACCGTGTAGGTCAGATCGGTGTCGGCCAGCAGGTCGGCGACACTGTCAAAGGTGAACCGGATCCGCCCGAAAAGGTCAGCGACCCCCTGCATGCTCGGTTGATTGGTGGGCTCTTTGGGGTAAGAGAAAATCGCATTTTCTGCGGATTGCTTCACGCTCATTACGTCACCGTCACGCTATGGGGGCCATCTGCATTCCCTTCTACCCCAGACCCGTTGATTGGGGCAAACCAATAATAATAGGTGTCGGCCGCCAGGCCGGTGTCGGTGAAGCCGCCAGACGCGTTGGCCGCGGTCAAAACAGTCGCGACCAGGGACGCCGACCCGAACGTCGCAGTCGTGCCGCGATAGACCCGCACGGCGTATTGGTTCGGGTCGTTTGCGGCAGTCCAGGTCGTGACCGTCTCGCCTGTGCCGCCCGTTGCTGATGCCGCGGTCAGGTCGTCGGGCGCGGTCGGGTTGGCGACAGGGGTGATCAGATATTCGGTTTCGCCGCCGCCGACGTCAGCCGCCCAGCCCGACGCCCTGCCGCCGCCCGTGACAGTCTGCCACTGTACCACATATTCCACATTCTCGGGCACGATTGCCGAATATGCCCGGTTTTCTTCCATGTCGGTGACGAAATATTCGTATTCGGTCGTGCCGTTCGGCGCGTAACGGAAACGATAGGACCGGTCCGGGCGATCGGGCGCGTCAAAGGTTGCGGCGATGCGCACCGCCGCGCCGCCGTCCGTGGCGATTTGTTCCGCCGTAATTACCACATTGGTGGCCGTTTCCAAATCAGTGTCGATGTTCAGCGACGGTTCGGGCGCGGGCGGCGCGCCCTCGGATTGCCCCGCACCGGTCCAACGGTCAGCGGCCAGCGGCACGACGGCAAACGCAGTGGCCATGCCGTCGTCGCTTTCCTCGACCGGGCTTGCGATTTCATAGACGCCGCTGAAGTCGGAGTCATAGTCCAGATTGACCGCGCGTTCCGACTTGGCAAGGATGCCCTTGACAGTGCACCCGAAGGCACCGCGACGCGGCGGTGCGATCCGGGCCCCGATTGCGCCTGCCAGCCGAAACGCCTGGTTGTGGTCCTGACAGCCCAGGATGTCGACAAACGCATAATTCGGTTCGCGCCCCTCGACGTAGTACGTCGGGTTGCGCCAGGGCGCGCACGGCTGCGTCGTGTAGTTGTGATCTGGTGACGTGTAACGCACGACCACGCCGTCGACCTCGGACTCGCCGTCGTCAATGATTTCGGTGCGTGCCGACACGATGTCGCGATCGCCGTCCAGGGAAAGGGTCGGCGCGACGTAGTAACCGACGACCGGATAAGCAGCCCCGACATTGTCATAAGCGACGAAGCCGTCACAGGTCGACAAAATGTCGCTTTCGGCTTCTTGGCGTTCCGTCTTGTCAGACACCGCAATGCCGCAGCGATACATGGGCACATCGACGCCCGATCGGTTTTGCACCAGCGTGTCGCACAGATCGGCCTGTTCTGCGACCTTGTTCCAGTTCACTTCGGACATGGGGCGGCCGCGCCCGAAACGATTGGTGCGCCACCAGGCCCAAATGATCGCCGGGTTTCCGTTGCCGGCCGTCCAGGTCGACGAGTCGTCAATGTCGTGCGTCGGTTCGCGCGGGTCATAGATCCGCGAAAAGTTGCCCAGTAGCGTGACGGACGGTTCGCCCAGACCCATGGCACCGCGCCAGCGATAGACCTTGTGGCGGTTTTCCAACGTCACGGCCTTGACGCGCACGATCGAATACGTGACGCCTGCCAGATGAAAATCGGCCGGAAGGCTCGGGAACGCTGCCGTGAACGCCGTCGGTTTCGTGCCGATGATGTTCGACGAGTCAGGCGTAACCGTGTAAACGCGGAACTGCGGCACGCGGGTGCCGGTCCCTTCATAGGCGTTGCCGTCCGTGGTCAGGCAAAAATCATCGGTCAGCACATCGCCCGCAGTGAACCCGTCCGTGCCGTCGGAAATGGTTAGCGGCACCGTGTCGAAGAAATACGACGGATCGCCGGTCAGTTCGTTGTCGGCGTGCGCCACGATGTACCAGAAATTGCCCGACTCGTCGAACTCGGCAAAGATGCCCGCCGCACCACCGACCGCCACCGTGCCGGCCACTTGAAAGCGGTCGGGCGCAGCAACGCGCGAATTGAGCCGAACCGACTCCAGATCAGGCGGGCGCTGCGCCCGGGGTCGCAACAGGTAATTGATCCCGGCGTTCAGCAGCAGCGACCCCAGAAGGGTCTGGCCGAAAAACGCACCGATGCCAAAAAAGCCCGGGTAAAGAACCGACGCCGCGATCGCCGTCGTCGACGCCGCGCCGGTGAAGCCCAAGTAAAGCGCCGTGATTGGTTCAGCTGTCGCCGCACCCGGCCAAATGACCGCCGCGCTACAGAGCAATGCCGCCTTGATCAATCTCATATCGCCCACGCCCCTAAAATTGCCGCAGGGCATTCAATCACGCCCCGTTCCATACGAAACATCACGCGCCGCCCCATGTCCACACCGGCGATCTGCATGTCACCCATTTGGCAAACGACCGGGTTGCCCTTCCGGCGGTCGCTGGTGCGGTCAAAGCCCGCCCAGGTCATCCCGTAGTCAAAGAGTCCCAGCGCGCCGCCATGCGCCGCCAGGATGCGTCGCGCACCCTCTTCGTCGTCATAGGTGCCCCGCCACGGCGCGGCCGGGTCGATCCCGGTCACGCGCAGAATGTGGTCAGCGACCGAAAGGATACAATCCGCCCGGCCCCATTCGTGCGACGTGCGCCGCCACAGGGTGCGGGTGTCGTCAGTCGAACACATAGGTTCGATTTGCGTTGCCGGCGACAAAGACGCACCCGGAATCCGACGACACACCCAGCAGCGCGGCGCGCTCATTCTGCGACGTGTCGGTGTAGGTGCCGCCCGGAAACCGGCTGCGTCCATATTCGACCGTGCGGCAGCTGACGAAGGCTGCGTAATTCTCGACCCATTGCCCGGCCTGTTGTTCGACCAGGCTTTTTTCGAACCGCACGCCGCGCATCACCAGACGATTCGCGAACGCGATCGGTGTCTGAGGCCGCATCCCTTCGCCCGGGTGAACGATGACGCGATAAACCGTCAAGTCGCGATCGCGCGCCTTCGACTGGTCAGCCTTCAGCGCGTCAAAGGCTTCCCGGCTGACAAAGGGGATGCCGAACTCATAGGTCGGCGACGCCCCGTCGCGCGGGTCGCGGATCGGCGGCGCGGTGTGATGGTCTTCGCCCGCCGCGTCGATCGTTCCCTGCCATTCGACACCGCCACTCGTGATCAGCTTGCCCTGCCCGTGCCACAGTCGCACCGGGTATCCGTCGAAATCGTAATGGAAACACCGGCGAGTCGAGACAAACGAGTCGCCGCTTTGTTCCAGAGCCGCCAGCAATTCGGTTTCGAAGGTCAAGGCAAATACTCCCTGAACTGCAGTTCCGGCAACGGGGCGTGACGCCGATCGCCGGCCGACGAAAACGCCTCACTTGCGTTGACGCAAACACCCATAAACGACGGGCGGAACTTGATTTCGGTCGAGGTCGTCACGTCGCGGCGCAGCGGCGGGCTGATTTCCACAGTGGCGACGTCGGCGGAATCGTAAGTTACCGCCATGGCTTCATGCGTGAAGTCAAACGCACCTGACCGGAACCCGAAGACGTGGCCAGGCTGCAGCACTTGGCCGAATGTCGACATGTCGATCGCGATCGACGCCTGCCCCTCGGACGCGGCGGCCGCCACGGGGGCTGTCGGTAGTGCATGAGCCCAATAGTTGCCGTCCCAAGGGTTACTGTTGTCCCAGGGGATGCCGCCTGTCGCCGGAGGCGTCACACCCAAATCAGCAGGCGACAGGGTTTGATAGGACGCGCATAGGGGAATGCGCATCACCGACCCATTGCGGATCCGCGACACGGTCCAGCCTGCCTGCCGTTCGACCGCGCGATCGCCGAAGAACCGCGGGAAACTGACCGCCAGCATTCCGACGCCGCCCGGTTCCGGGTTGGCGATGTTGATGCC